AGTATAATTATTATGTAAATGATGCATAGCAGTCATAACTTCGTTTACCTTTACTTGAGTTACTGCTATATAATCTTTAATTATTGCACCATCTTCATCAACTATGATAATATTATATTGAGTTTTATTTTGAACTAACTCACTAATTTTCTTTGCTGCTTTCCCAGTAAATCTTAGTGTTTGTGTTAATCCAAAAGATACGTATCCCATAGTCTTTCCAAGCATTGCTGCAAATCGTAGTTTACCCATAGGTATCCTTTCTTTGTTGTTTTATGTGTTCTTTTACAATTGATGTATACATTTCCTGATCTTCACCTGGATATTCAAAAACGCATTTCATACAAAATCTAACGTCTTTTGAATGTTTTTTATTTGTCGATACATCAGTATAGTAAACTGTTATTTCTCTAACTTCATCATTTCCATGTTCCTCACAGAATACATCTGAATATATTTCGTTCCAATCTGGTAATGCATCTAATGTCATATCGTGTATATCTGGCATATGCCCTCCTGTTATAATACAAATAAAGGGGAAGTAATTTATAACGTAGGTATAACATCCCCTTCATTTTTATCTGTTAATATTGCTAAAGTTCCTCCGTCATTTCCTTCGTCATCCATCTGTGCAATAACCCATGAAGCTTTTCCAGTTTTATCAGCTACTTGAAATGCTATTGGTCTACTACCCCATAGATTTTCTTTAGCTTCTACTGCTGTAATATATTCTACTTTAGTTATTTGTTTATTTAGAAGATGCTCTTCTGCTTTAAGTGTCCAATAAGCTTCTCTTTGTATAGCGTCTTTTAGATCAAACTCTTTTTTCCCTATTTTTACTTTGCTCATTTTTTATCCTTTACTTTTTTAAAATGCTGGTATTAAATACCAAGGCACTAACATTATACATAGCATTACTTCTTTTTTAGCTATGTTTTTTATTGGTGTTTCAAATAATACCATATTGATATATAACTTCATAATATTCCTTTAATTATTTATAAGGAGCAAAAAAAGGGGAAGGGCTACATAAGTAACCCCTCCCACTGATCGTTATTGATTATCTGGTAATACTAGCATACTAAAAGCTCCGCTCTTAGATTTCATAGGTTCTCCAGTATACTCTTCTTTATTTCTATCTAAAGTAACTGAATACATATGTAATTTTAAAGAGCTTAATGCTTTGTTAGCATCAGCAATATCTTGCAATTCAGCATCTTTACTAAACCATATAATATCACCTTGCTTTACATTATCTATAGATACATTCTCATAAGTATCATCATCTACTTTAGAAGAGAACCAATAGTTTTTAGCATTGCGAGTTAATAGCTTTTCTAGTTGTTTAAAGTCAATAGCCATTTCTGACTCCTTTCGTCGTTAGTTAGTTAAACATATAAAGGGGTATTGAAGCTACTCAGATTCTTCTGTAAAGCATCATCCGTAAACGAGTGTGCTAGTAGCTTACTATCCCTAATTATCTCTTTCTTTAAGTGCATATTTAACAAATGTACTTGTTCCTTCTTTTGCTTTATACATTCTTGAAACATGAATAAAATCTCTTTCCAATGTTTCATATTCCTCTATTAATGCAGACCATTTATAGAATGTAAATGCGTTAAAGCAAAGCAATACAACTATAAGAAATAATATTGTAAGCATAACACTTAAAGGTACTGTTATTAAACTTTCCATTATTTCTCTCCTTGAGTTGCTTTGATACACGCAAAGGTATATAAAACAATTAAGAATAATACTTTAGCATAGATAATATATCTAGCATTTTCTGATGTAATAAATTCAACCATAATTTCAACCTTTCTTTTTTAGTTAGTTAGATTTTAAAATTGATATGCAAGACAAGACAAGTTTCTTAAACTCTTAAACATTCACTTAGCAATTATTAGCAATTTAACGGTAATGTTTACTTGTTTTAGTAATGCCTTACATATCATATAAAGGGTTAAAATGTTTTTTCAAAAGATGTGCAAGTCTAAACGAACCTTGACTCTTAACCTTAACTTTTTTTAACCTTAATCAAAAAAAGGCGTAACACGAATGCTACGCCTCTACTCTTACTTGTTCATCTCGTGACGAACTTCTCTAACAAAATGTTTACCAGTCTTAGCAACTACTGCTATTGATTTAACTGTGAATTTAAATGTTTTAGATAGAGTATTTTTAGTAAGAGATTTTACTTTATGAGTTGGAATATTAATAGTCATGACGACCTTTCTTTTTTTAGTTATTAAATAAACACACAAAGGCTTGAAGCTTTCATCACTCCAAGCCAATGTACGGATTATATATTATTGATCTTCAACCATCTTCTCAACGAGAGGTAATACTTTCTCAAGCATGCCTTCCATTCCTTCGAATGTCTTTTCAAAGATAACGTCTATGTTATCCATTTGGTGTTTGTTGAATCGTACTAATGCGTTGTACATTGCATCTTCTAGTTGTAGTTGGGTAGTATCAGTCATGATATCTCCTTAGTTAGAGTTAGAGTAAAAGTAATTTCATACCAAGGGGCTAAACTGAAATCATTATTCTAACCCAATGACAAAGTCAAACCGCAAATACAACGGGGTACGGTAACGTACACACCACGCACGCGCAATGTAAAGTAATTTTTGAAACTTCATCACTCTCATATTGTTTAATAATAATATAATTGGTAATATTAATTATGGAAAAAAGAGTAGTATACGAAGTATTTAACCCTAGAACAGGTAAATGGGAAAAGGGAGTAACTACTGATGAAGAAATTGATAAAGCATTTGAAGTGTATTTAAAAGACTTCGAATACTATGAAGCAGAAAAAAAGATAATAGAAAAGATCATATTACAGCATATACAAAAAAAGGAGATATCAGATGTCTAGTATTCCATTACTAAGTGATACATTACTAAGTAATATAATAAAACATAATAGTATTCCATTACTAAGTAATATATATATAGTATAATCCGTACTCTCATGGAAATTATTACTAGAAAAATAAATCATAAGACCAGAGATTGTACGATCTTTACTACAGATGATTGTCCACATCCTATAGTATATTGGAAATCAGCTAAAGAAGGAGACTGGGCTAGTACAGATGATGGGTATGTTGCAGAATGTATAGCAAAGAATGTCTATACTGATAAGTCAGGGAGAGTAAAAACGCTCATAAAGCTTACATGTGGGGTACAATGGTCTACAGGAACAGGTAGATTACTGTTTGAACCCAATAAAGCTGCAGGTATTTACTCAATGTTGAAGCCAAGAGCTTGGCAAGAAAGAGAAGCAACGTCAAAACGTACTAAAAATGCAGTAAATGCGTACGTAGGACAGATTGTTGAGGGAAAAAAGGTAGATTGGAATCAAGTTGGCAAGATATACAGACCAGATGAGCAGAATCCTAGCGCAACTGTAAAAAGATTGTTTAAACAAAAGGTAATTAGCAATATGGTAGAAGAAAAATTAAAAGAGATACTATCTTCAAGAGGTGTTGATAAGGGATATGTGCTTGATACTATTTTAAAAGCAATATCAATAGCAGAAGATAAGCAAGACGTTTCTAATATGCTACGTGGTGTAGAGAATTTTGTAGATATGTTAGAAATGAAACCAAATAAGAAAGTAACAACAGATACTTTGCAGATAGACATGACTAATCAAATAATGGATAAAATAGAAACTGAGGAAAAGAAATTAGTTGCTACTAGAAAAGTAGAGTCTGACTTTATAGAGTATCATGATCCAGGAGATGAAAATGAAACATAATGATTACGGTGTTAAACTGTTTGGAGTACATACGAAAGATATACATAGGATATATCTTGCAGATAATGAGTGGTATGAGATCAATGCTCAAATAGATGTAGAAAAAAATAAATATTTTTCTGCATGGTGTATAAGAGAGAGTGATAATGTATCTTTAAGAGTAGTAGGTAATATTGATAATATACTATTAGCAGAGGCAGAGTATTCGTAATGAATGACGATGTAAACCACCCAGAACATTATACTCATGGTATAGAGGTAACTGAGTTTATAGCATCTTGGCAGATGGACTGGTTTCGTGGTAATATTATTAAATACATTGTACGTTCTCCATATAAAGGAAATACTGTAAAAGATTTAGAGAAAGCTAAATGGTATATAGAAGATCTTATTAAAAGATTAAAAGATGATGATAAGTTACCACCAAGTATGTGTTATTAATGTTTGAGCCATGCCCATTAACATCAAAAGCTATGTGTGGGTTCGCAGCAACTGCAAATGGGGAGTTGCATTGTGGAATCATTAGTAGTTCTTTTGAAGGTACTAAAGTTAAAAATCTACCTAAGTGTACTAAAGAGATGTCAAAGTACGAACAAAACAAACACGCAAAGCAATTATGGAACACATTCAGAAAATAAAAGAAAAGCTATCAAGTGATATTATACTATTTGGTAAGGTATGCTTACCTAGTATGTTTTCTAGTGAGTCTCCACAGTTTCATCATGAACTTGCAGATCTATTAATTAAACCAGAAGTAAATAAGATCAATGTTATTGCACCTAGAGGTCATGCTAAGTCATCATTGATTGCATGTATATTTCCATTATGGCATGTATTAACACAGGGAGGTAGCAAGTTTGTTGTCCTATCTTCAAAGACAGAAGGACATGCTGTTAGGTTATTGCAAACTATAAAAAATGCATTAGAGTATAGTATGGAGTTACGTAGCGTTTATGGATACTTTGGACAACATACTGCTAGACAATGGTCACGTACAGAGATAGTGTTAAAAGATGATAGTATGATTATGTGTCGTGGTACAGGTCAGCAGGTAGTAGGATTAAAACATGGCAATCAAAGACCTACATTAGTTGTGCTAGATGATCCAGAAGATATGAACAATACTAAAACAGCAGAAGCTATGGAATTTAATTTAAGGTGGTTGCTGCAATCTATGGTTCCAGCATTAGATGCTAAACGTGGAAGGATAGCAGTTATTGGTACTCCTCAACATCAAAGATGTTTAGTAGAAACTTTAATGCAGACCGATGGATGGGAGTCACGCAGGTATAAAGCATTGCAAGATGATGGTACAGCCCTATGGCCTGAGATGTGGTCAAAGGAAAAACTAGAAGCAGAAAAAAGATCTTTAAATTCTATTGGGAGAGTATCTGCATTTTATCGTGAATATCAATGTGAGATAATTGGAGATGAAGATCAGCTATTCAAAGAGAGCTATTTACAATACTATGATGCGTATCTTAAATATAAAGATGGTGATGCTTATTTACATTTTCCTGATACAGAAGAAATGAGAGCAGTCAATGTGTTTATGGGAGTAGACCCAGCTAGTTCTGTTCGTAAACATGCTGACTTCTCTACTATAGTATG